TCAGTTCCGTTTTCTAGAACTTTGCTTGTTCCGTTTGCAGCATAGATATCGCCTTTAACGTCCCCAGTTAAATTACCAGTAACGTTACCAGTTAAATTACCTGTTACGTTACCGGTGTGCAGTCCTGTGCTATTACCAGTTAAATTACCAGTAACATTACCAGTAATATTAAGAAATGCAGTATTAGTGCCGTCGCGTTTTACAAGAGTACCAAATGTACCAATGTCGGTAGCAGCATCAATAATATCAGTAAAATATTTACCACCAATAACAATTGGTGCCCCTGCTGCAGACTGTAAGTCGCTGTTGGAGCCCATTCCACCAACAAATAACCTACCGCCCATATTTGAAATAGAACCAGTACCAAATGTATAAGCCAGTTCACCAGTATTTAATAACTGTGGTGCAATGGAAGTACTACTTCTTTTAATCTTTATCGTTGATTTATCAGCCATTTTTTTCTTCCTTTAAAAGAATCCGCCTTCCATCGTCTGCTGTTCAAGCAGCTTCGATGAAGTCCATTTATCTGTTCCAGAGTTATAAACTAGTAAGCTTCCTGAAGCTAAAATACTAGTATCTACGTCTGATAGCCCTTTAATTGTAGTTTGTGTAGGACCTATCATCCCACCAATAACCACTCGTGTATCGCTTTGAGACGAAACAACTGTTGGTTCCGTCTTTTCAATTACAACCGAGTTATTAATTTCGGTTATGATTATTTCTGTTGTCATCTAGTAACCTCTTTAATCAGTGTAAGACTACCACTTAAAAATGGATATACAAGTCCTTGATTATCCGTTAGTTCCATAGAATATACTGCTGCATCAAAACTAAATGCAGCAGTACGAGCTGCGGATATATTCATAGAAATTGTAAAATTAACAGGATCAATACTAATACCACCATTAGCGCTAGTTAATTCATGAATTACTGTTGAGGAATCTATAGACTCTCTAATCTGCATTTGTGCAGTATATCCTGTTAGTGGTATTGGTTGATTCCATTCTATAATACCTCCACTTGTGTATGCTCCATAATCTGATGAATTTACTTGATTTAGGGTTACACTATTAGTAGTTTTTGAAGTTACTAGATAATAATCAGTTGTTGATGCAAGATTAATATCTTTCATTCCAAGAACGCCGTTTACTCTAATTCTCCAGTTTAGTGGAATAGTATGTGCGCTAGCTGTAGTGATTACACAGGGGGCTGCTTTAGTAATACTTGAAATTGGGGCATATTGCTTAGTTTCTGATTCCCAACGAAGAGTCTCTTTAAAAGTACTACCTTGATAAATTCTGTAACTAATTCGTGCTGGTTCCATTATATCACCTTACTTTCTTTGCTGCCGCAAGTGTAGCCGATACTCTAAATTTATTTACTTCTTCTGTTAGAGCTACAACTTCGGTTTGTAGTTGCTGATTCTCAAGGCATAACTGTGCTAGTTGTGAATTTAATAGAATCATTTCTTGTTGCAAGCGATTTAATTCAGTTGCAAGTAAGCCATTCTGTTGGCTCATACGCTCTAGCTCTGTATGCATTAAAGTAATTACGCTAGTTTCAGCATTAGTACTTTTCCAGTCTTTTAACAACTTCTGAATTCCAACTGAGAAAGCAATAACTGCTAACGCAACTAGTGAAATTGTCTGAATAAAACTGTGGTCATTAATCTCCACCATAGTCAGATCTCCTTATTAGCAGTGGTTATATATTTAATTATAATCTAAACGGGGAGTCTGCCTTTTAGATTGGGATAAAAGCTTGTCAAGAAAAAATATTGGAATGTTCTGACATTTTGGTATATTATACCATAAGGGCGGGAGTTTGTCAATGCAAAAAAATACCCTGCCCAAGTAATGGACAGGGTATAATTTTTGCAGTTTAAACTGGTGGATATAACTACACAGGAGTGGTAGGCCACGTTACATTATAAGGATAACCACTTTGAGCTGGTATATCTCGTAATGCTTGACGGTATAATTGCCATTGATTGTATACACTATCACCAAGCCTAGATTTTGCAGATAAAGTATCTATCCAATCAGTACCTGTTAATAAATGTTTACGTTTAATTCTAATTTCTTCTATGGCTAATTCAGGTAATAAAACCCATTGTTTTGTAGAATAGTCAAATCTCGAATAAGCGCTAGTTTTTTCAGGTATTTGAACGGCAATGTTATCAGCAATATAGTATTCTGTATCATTGTATGAACCTTCAATATAACTCTCATCTTGTTGTAGTTGTATCTCAATATTAGGTGTTTGAACAATTCTAAGTATTTGACCTGTTGATTTTTTATAAATAGAATAGTTCATCGTTTTGCCTCAATTATCCATATTAATCTATTTTTTACATAGCCATTAGCACTAATATGAAGTGAGTATGTATAAGTGCCTGCAGGTATAGTTTCAGCAAAGTGTATAGTTGGAGTACTACTACCAACAACTAAACTGTAAATATCTCTCTTTAAGCTAAATACAGGAAAAACTACTGTGTCACTTGAGTCACCATTGCTAAAGGTTTCTTCTCTTGACGAACCTGCACAAACAATGTATAGCGGACCACCGCTTGAAGTAAAAGTTAATGACTGTACTCCAGTTCCTGTTTGATATAAGTATGCATAAGTAGTTTCTGCAGCTGTATAAGAGCTTGATTGATTAGTAACAGAGTTTGCTGCTAAGTTGGCTGTAGAGATAACATTACCGTTTAATGTAAGCTGGCCCCCGTTAAAAGTAATATTAGTTGTTTCATTACCTAGTGCAAACAATCCACTTCCATATAAAATACCGCCACTACCAGTCATGGAAGTACCACTTATTGCTGCAGTACTGGCTTTTATATAGTCAGTAACTGTTAAATTACCTGTATTAGTAGTAATTGCAGAAAGTGATCCAACTTTTAAACTTCCAATATAAGGAGTAGACCATACGGTTGTATAACTTCCGTCAAATATACCGTCTGCTACGTAAAGCGAAGCATTACTACTTGGGTCTGGATCTACTGCATACCAAGTTACGTTAAATGAACCTCCCCAAGTTGCTGCGGCTGAATAGCCTGGTGGTCTTGCGGCTACACTAGAATATACGTACACATTTCCAGACACAGGGGCAGGGTTGCCAGCAATACGTGCATACATAATAACAGCTGATGCGCCAACAGTTCCAATTCCTGCAGTTCCTTGAGGTCCTTGAGGTCCTTGAGGTCCTTGAGGTCCTTGAGCTCCTGTTGCTCCTGTTGCTCCAGTTGATCCTGTTGGTCCTGTTGCTCCGTTTGTACCATTTGTACCGTTTGTGCCTGCTGTTCCATTAGTACCATTAGCTCCATTAGCACCAGCATATCCCGACACTACAATACTTGCATTACCCCAATTTATTGTAGTACTTGTAGCAGTAGCACTATCAGTTACTGTTGCAATAGCACTATATAAATAAAATCCAGTTGAGGGTGCTATAGTAGTAGATTTACTCCAGCCTGATGGTGCTAAATAACTTCCATCAGCCCAGTAATAAGTACTAGATCCACTAATACTTGGAGTTGACAGTGCCCACTGATAAACTTCAGGTTTTGCAGTTGATACACCGGAAACAGCATTACCATTTTGACCTGCTACATACGTGCTGTAACCAGTAGACCAATCAATTGTAGTTGTGGTAGCTGTAGGTACGTCAGTTACTTGCTTACTAGCAATCCACAGTTTAAGACCAGAAGTTCCTGGATTTGTTGGTGGAGTATTTTGCCAACTATTTACGCCACCATATCCTGAAGTTAGTCCGGTTGACCATGTATATGTAGCAGTACCGCTTGGAGCTCCTATAATATTTACTGCGCTCCATTGATATAAATAAGCTGTAGCAATTTTATTAGGAGTAGTACCTGCTGCTCCTGTTGCACCTGCGGGACCTGCTTTACTTTTAGATATACTATATATTTTATCTACAGTAAGTCCAATATAAGTAGCTCTTAGTGTAGCTGTACCACTATCTGTAGATAATGCACTAACAGTATAAATACCTGTAGAGGCAATACTAATAGTTACTCCTGTTGAACTTACAACTGAATAAGTTACTGCAGCATTACCAGTTTTGTCAGTTGTACCATCAAATATATAAAAAGTACCTCCTGTTCCACTAAAGCTGGAGACATTACCAGATGAATCTGCGGCTACAGTGCTAGCTTCATTCGACAATACTGCACTAATTGAGTTAGTTCCATTAGTACCGTTAGTACCATTATTTCCAGGCTTAATAGCAATCATTGACATTACGTCTGTAGCTACAACAGTTCCGGTACTTGCACCTTCTCGTATTTTTACAGTAATTTGTTGCGGCATTGAGCTAAAAAGAGCTGCGGGTGTGTAAGTATATGTGTTTGTAGTGGAGTTTTGTAAAGAACTGGTGCCCACTAAAAACTCATAGTATACTGTACCTGTAGTATTTTGGGCTGTAGCTGTAATTACTGCGGAGGTTGGTGATGGCGACGTACCTGCAACATCATATACAAAAGCTTGACTAAGTGTAGTTAAGTCAACTGATCTAGAGTTAGTTCCGTTACTACCATTAGTACCATTAGTACCATTAGTACCATTAGTACCATTAGTACCATTAGTACCTGCTACACCATTTTTAGACTTATTTAATGTAAATACTTTATCTAAGTTAGTTGAACCTACAGTAGCTCTATAAGTTGCAGTTGCTGTATCTGCTGAGATAGCTGTAATCGATATAACACCAGTAGTACTAACAATAGTACTGGTCATACCAGTTTCAGATACTTTAGACCACGTAACTCCATCTGCGTTACTAAGGATAGTAGTACCTCTTACAACTACTAATTGACTGCTTAAGGGAAATTGTCCTGGTATAACAGTACCTGCGGAATCGCAAGTAATAGTTTGATTTTCATTAACTAAGCCCGCGACTAAGCTGTCATCGCCTTCTTTTAAAGCATAAACACTAATTTGATCAAATACTGTTTTACTATTTCCAGTAGCCTCTACTCGTACTAATTGAGTTCCAGTTGTAAAACTAGATAATGTAAATGTAGGGCTTGTTTGTCCTGTTTGAGTAGTAAAATTTGTACCATTGTCTGTAGACACTTTCCAAACATAAACAGGACTAGAACCTAAATTAAATGGTGTAGCAGTAAAAGTTATAGAAGACGGGGATATTACCCCAGTATTTTTAGCTGCAGCAAATACCTGTCCTGTAGATGTTAAAATAACGTTTGAACCAGGATTACCGTCTACTGATTTATTTAAGCTCAAAGTTTTTGATTGAGTTACTCCATTAACAGTTGCGCTAAATATTGCTTCAGCAAAAGCATTACTCAAACTATTGATAGTAATTAATCCTGTAGCATCGATGCTAAAAGACCCTGCATCTCCTCCAGTATAGCTTACCTTTGCAAAGGTTGCTTGTGGATTGGTTGTATTGTCTAGTAACCTTGAACCTAGCGCTGCATATAATCTAGAAGTAAACGGGAACTGGCCAACTATAGGTGTTCCACTACTATCACAACTAATTGTTTGATTTTCGTTAGACAGACCGACTGTAAAAGCATCATCACCTTCTTTGATACTATAAACTGTAAAAGTATCAAAAGCACTGTAAATATCTTCTGTTGCAGTGACTGTAACCGTTTTTGTAGATCCTGCAATAAAACTGTTTAATACAAAAGTGTTTCCACTAATTGTACCAATAGTGGTGTTTGGAGCTATACCATCTACTAGCCATGTATATGTTGGATTAATAAAATTACTTTGTGTAGCAGTAAATACTACTGTTGACGGACTTATTGCGGTGCTATTTTTTGCAGTAACAAACGCTTGTCCGGTTGCACTTAAGTCTACTGCCCTAGAAGAAGCACCTTCTACACCTTGTTTTGACTTAGCAAAACTTTGTGTAGTAATAATGTCTACTGTTACACCTGTAGTAGTTATTACTCGTATAGTGTAGTCAATAGTTGCAACATCTGTAGTCATTGCTGCATGAGTGTCATAATAAACTAAATTTGAGCCAATTTGCGGAGTAGTATCTGCTGTAATACCAGTTGCATTTACAGAAACTACACGCCAAGTACCGTTAGCATAAGGACTAGTGTTATCAACAGGTAAATATACTGAACCTTGTAGAACTTTAAGAATAGTTCCACTACCAATGTAACTAGAAGTTACTGTTGAACCGTTAGTATTAGCAGGTATATTATGTGATTCATTACTAGAAACTACTGTAATCTGTTCAGTACCGTCATTAGTCCTGAAAATACTCATAGTGTCCGTAGTTGTTCCTAGAGTTGCTGTTATTCTGGCATTTCCTATAGTTACACCTTTTGCATCAAAATTTGCTGGTGTAATAGTAATAATGTTATTGTTTTGTGTAAAACTAACTGCACCTAACGATACTCCTGCTCTTGTAAATCCTGTTACTGTAAAAGTAGGGGTGCCAGTAAGGTTTGTTAGATTAGCAGTTACAATTATAGAAGAACTTGCTGAAGCAGTGGAGTATTGATCTTTGTAAGCAAACTGGTTTGCAGTTGCCGTCAAGTTTAATATAGGCGCAGTTTGTCCTGCTTGTGCTTTATAAACATTCCATACTTCTTCTAGAGTTGTTCCGCCATAAGTTGCTGTAAAAGTTACATTTCCTGAATTAGCGGTTAACCCTGTACAGGTATATACACCTGTAGTCGAATTAATAGATACTCCGGTAAGATTGGTTGTAGTATTTGTTTTGATGGCATAAACAGGGCCATTACCGCTTACATCTTCAGCACCATTATATACTTTAAAAGTACCTGTGGCTTGAGAAAAATCTCCCCCAGTACCGTCCATTGCTGTAGCAATAGGTACAGGATCATTAGTTAAATATCCAGAAACAGTTGTACTATCACTATAAACAACTTGATTTAATTCAGAAGATATAGTATAAACATCTGGATCGATAGCACTAATAAAAGCATATCTTACATAATAACGTGTTCCTGGAGTTAGTCCAGTAATGGTAATAGCTAGACCACTTCCATTATATACTAAAGTACCTTGATTATTGCTTGGATTAAATCCAGTTGTACTTGAATACCATACTTTAACGGATATTAGGTCGTCTCTAATATCCGTTGTTCTAACCATGTCGTATGGTGTATCTAATACTAAGTGTAATGATTTTACACCTGAATATAAATGTGCCGCCATGCTTATCCTTTAAGTAATAGTTTTGACAACTATTGTTCCAAGAGTACTAGCATCACTATAGTTATTAGTTCTATCTACAGTTCTGCATGCTACTCTATATGTAACGCCTGCTTCTGAAATTCTTGGTGCAGGTTGGTCTCGTAAATCAAATCTAGCTTCTTCTGTACTACGAATAATTTTAATATTATTTGTAGTAGTATCTAATTCCCAGAAATCTGAAGAGCCTGTATCTTTATATAATCTATATTCGTAAGTTAAAAAATCAGAGGCTTGTGTAATAACTGCAGGTTTAGCTACAATAAATGTATGGTCCAGATCCATAGTTAATGTTGGTGCTACTGCTCCACTATTATTTTTGCCATCATTTAGGAAAGTAAATGTATCAGACCAAGGGCCAGTAATTTTACCTGTTGAATCTAAGTATCTTGCTCTAAGTTTATATACTACATCTGAGACTAAGCCAGTAAACGTAAATCCACTAGTTTCTTTATTTGTAATGTATATTTCATTAGGACTAGTATCATTAAATAATGTATCGCCTTTAACAATATCAAACTGTACTTTTGCTGCTACTGCAGGTAAGTTTGGTGGATTTGAAAAAGAAGCAATAGCAATATTTTGATAGTTACCCACAGAAATTTGCTCAGCTAAAGGGCTGGTACTATTAACATCATTTATGATTGGTGATAGTGTAATAGAATTTTTAATTAAGTCCGTATTAACACTAGTAATATTAGCATTAAATACTAATAAACCGCTTAAATCTGCTGTATATATTTCAGGTGAATAGTCAACTAAAGTTAATTTTGCACTATAGTTTGTACTAGGCTCTACTGCTATAACAACACATTCTTGCATTGTTTTGTTTATTTCACCTAACATAAACAAATTATCTACTTCAATATTGTTGCTATCAGTAATTGTAGTTGTCAATGTAATACTATCGGTATATCCAGTAGTTGTTACTGCAACAAGAGTTTTAGTAACACTACCTGTACCAGAAGTACTTAAATTATTAGTTCTAATTAGAATAGTATAGGTTTTACCAGTTTCTAAATATGTGGCTTCTGTAAGTGTAAGAGTATTTCCATTTATGGATTTTATTCTTCCAGTTCCAGTTCCCCATCGTGGTACATCGTGAGTAATTCGTACTAAGTCTCCGCGAGAACATACTAGTTGTTCAAAATCTACATTTAAACTATAAGTTTCAGGACGTAATTTAATTTGCGCAAAATGCCACCTAGCTAATCTTATGGCTTGGTCAGCATTTGTTACTCCGGGTAGAGACAGCTGTTCAAATAATTCTGCTGCTTTTTTACCATTACCGGCTGTTGCAGCATAACCATAGTTATATATAATTAATTCATTAGCTTGATAAGCTAATGATTCATCAGGTATGGTAACTCTAAATGCATGAGGCAATATAGGTAAATTTTTTGTAGATTCAAATCCCCAACTATTGTGTGGAGTAAAATGTTGTGTGGTATAGGCCCTTGGTTGGTCTATTACAACTCCCCACTTTCCGTCTACATAAGTAGGGCTAGCAAGACCTGCTGCACAAATATCTCGCAATGTATCCATTACGCTTTGTGTATTAGTTAATATACTATTGTATGTATATTTTAAGCAATAAACTGCAGTACCTGTTCCAACTCCAACTCCCGTAGCATAAAACCCTTCTCCAATGTTATTGGATCCGGCGCCAATACTTGTCCAGTTAGTAGTTCCAGGGGTTTTAATAGTATAATACTTACCTACTACAAAATTACCAGCAGTAACTGTTGTTGGGATAGGATTACAGAAATTATGCCACTCAGTTAAACTTGTTAAATCAAGTTGCGATATTTTAGTTACTCTAAAAGCATTAGCTGGATGAGTTAATACATATATAAATAAACTTGCCGGATTATTAGTAGGACGTTTTGGCCCTGTCCAAGAACTTGTGGTTCTATCATAATCCCAAGTAATTGTCTGTACTAAAGCATTTAGTCCGTCTACCGTACCGTTTACTTTATTAGTACTTTGTACTCTTACCGCCGTTTTAGCTAAATAACACCCAGGAGGATTAACCATAGGGCTAGCTTTACTATCATAACTAGTTACATTACTTAATACGGCTTTATGATACTTGTGATAATCTGTTTCATCTTCTACTTCATCACTGTTTAAACGTTTAACACGTATTTGATACCTACCACGAGGTAAATTTTCTAAAGAATGTACGTAGTTAAAAGCGTCTTTTCGATTCTCAAAAAATCCAGAGGTGCCAAAAGTAAGAATAGTATTTGCGGCTGGACGAATATTTAAACCACTGTTTGCAGTATATCCAATAGCAACGCCTATAGCAGCTAATCCGCCGCCTGTATTTCGGCCTACAATAACTATTGTATGGGTACCTTTGGTAAGTTTGATAGAGCTTTGTACGTAGTTGTTATACCCACCTTTGGGCATAGTTGCAACTTTAGTGCCGTCAATGTATACTTCGCCTTCATCATCAGCAGCTGCTTGAATTGTGTAATATCCAGTATAGGGAAAGTTTACATTTGATTCAGTGTGTGTCCATTCAGTAAGATTACTGTTACTAGACCAAACTGATGTATTCTTCAATAGATTGCACCAGCCTTTCCAGGCTCCTGCTGTAACTACGGTCGAACCTAGGGCAGTTATCTGTCTAGTTGTCCAGATAGTTTCGGCTGTTCCTGGTGTTACACTTGTGGCTGTTTCAGAGTATAACTTACCAGCTTTAATACTAATTTTCTTAGTGGCTGAGTCACTCCAATTACCTTCATCAAACGTTTGAGTTACAGGTGTAACTGTTTGAGTTAACCCAGTAAGTCCAGCATATCCACTGATAGCACTACTATCAACATTCACTGTACCGCTACTACTTTGATATACAGTATATAATTTTAAATAACCAGAAGGAATTGTTGGTATATAGTTCCAAGATTTATCTATGTCTAGTAAATAGCTATAACTAGTGCTATTATACTTATCTTGTAACCATACGCTAGCGTTAGCTTCTATGTTATCTGTAACTGCTCCGTCAAATCGTGCAATACCCCCATTAGGGCTTAAGCAAAATATACTATAACGGTATAGATTAACTCCGTATTCGGAATCTGGGTCCCTTGGAGGCGTTAATATAGCCGTATAAGCTTCAGCATCTAAAGTACTTGCATCTGCATTGCCGTTTTTGTATATGCCCAAAGATGTACTAGTGTTTGTTGTATCCCATGGCAATGTACTGTACAGACGAGTTTGTAACTCTAACTGGCAAGTAGTTGCAGCTGCTTTACCATCTTTGGTATTAATTTTACGCATACCTTCTGGAAAGGTAAACGCAATATCTATGGCATCAGCATCTTGAACAAGCGTTACTTCTGTCCAGGCATTGCCATCAGTAATATTGTTTACTAGCTCAACATTCTTAAACTGTTGTTCAACATCTCGACCGTATAGGTTATCAAAAGCAGCAGTAGACTCACCTTGAATTCCTTGTAATGTAACGGGGCGAGGAACTGTAGAAGGTAATCCATCATAATATGAATCAATTGGGTTTCCGCCAATACAAATATCGCTAATATCAAGAGGACCAAATCCCCACACAATAGCAGTATTTAAAATACTTGTATCCGTTAAAGATTCTACATATGGTGTTGCTCCAAGCATACCTGTAAAACGCACTTTACCTAATACGACTGGAATAGCTCCAAATTTACTAGCTTGATTACTTGAACCTGTAAATAAATTTAATGCTGCAGCGGTACCGGAGTCAGTAGTACTTGGTGGACGAATGGGAGCAATAACATTTATCAATGCCATACCTGCCATATTAATAGCCATAGTACCAACAGCTGTTTGTACAGCTGCAGTTGATCCTGGTAATAGGTACGATCCAACATCAGCTCCAAAATAAGCTGCAGCTACAACTACGGCAAGCGTTAAAATTAAACGCTTTGTTGATCCACCTTCGGCAATGCTTTTATATGATACTTGCTGATTTTTGCGTAGTACAGTAGTATCCCAATCTTTTTGTGGAACTACTATACCATCAATCATAACCACAATTTTATCAGCAAGTACTTTACTTACTTGATATTTGTGGTGTACAAAATCAACAAAATTCTGGACTGTAGTACCTTCTACAGTCCAATCTAAATTAGTACTCATTCTTAAGGGATGAGGTGCCCCTACAACCGCTACTTGAGCTTGTGTTGTATATTTATAAAAACCTACAAAACGGTTTTTCCATTTTAAATTATTTAATGATTCAACTACTGAATCCATGCCTTCGCGGCAGTGTAAAAACTTATTATCGCCTACATATATGCCCACGTGCGTAGGCTCGCCCATAATATTAAATAGACATAAGTCTCCAATATTTGGTGCAGTTAATTCTTCCCAATTGTCTATGTGACTATTAATAACAGAAATAATGGCGGGATCTTGCCCGCCATCGTATTCATCAGTATAGCTTGGCAGATCAATATTAAATTGATCTTTGTAGTATAGTCGAGCTAATCCCCAGCAATCTACACCAGCTTCAGTTCTGCCATTTTCAAGGTAAGGTAATCCGATATATTTATCATAATTCATTAGAATAATCCTGGAAAATAACTAGGTGTAAAATTAAAGCTAGGAAATGGTTCTTTATTATAACTAACCATGCTTAAGCTTAAATTAATAGTTTCAGAATTATAAGTAACATTTGTAATATAAAAACCAGAAAAACTAGCTTCTACATAGTTAGGTGTTCCTGATAATACTAATTCTATCAATACCTTAGTTTGTGAAAACAAATGTGTTCGGATAATCTCAATAGCTTCTGGTGTTACATATTTAAATGTAATAGAACACTCACCAACGCCTGTTTCTTGTTCGGCAGGCAAGTTAAGTTCCATTGGCAAGAATACGTATTCATTGCTACGGCTAGTAACTCCGTATATTACTTCTGTGTCTGTTGTAGACGATAGTCGACCTGTATACCCATCCGCTAATCTAACTGCAGTAGTAGTTGCTGCTGGATCAGTTGACCCATTTGGATCATAAATAGTAAATAGCATAATAAGCTGTTGATCCGTCTCTGACGAAAACATAGCTTTAATAGCTGCAGAGGATAGTGTATTAATTCGGCTCATGGCAATATTTCAAACTTTAAAGAGGTCTTCCAATAACCAGGGGCTAAATATTGTAAGTTATAAAAATCACTATCGCCTTGAGGAACTATCCTGGCTTCAACAACAGCAGCAGTTCTAGGGTGTGGGAAGCTAAATCGTTTAACCCCTGCAAGATCGTTTTTAATAAAATTTTCAAGTGTTGTACATTGTGCAGTTGTTAAAATAAAGGAAAGGTCCATTGTATTAGGACGCTTTCCTCGGTTTCTCATTTTTGCAGGTCCAGCATCCATTGCAGAACGTATGATATTCTGCCCAATGGATTCTGAAAAACCTTTTTGAGGTGATTGTGGTAAGGCTGAAGGCCAACTTGGTATTGCCATAATTATCTCCTTGCAACTGTTGGTCTATTGCCGTAGTTGCTTGCTAGGGATTGTTGTACGGAACTTCCAGGTCTTGAAAGCTCACTAGCAACCATGTCTCCCACGATTACTTCAATTCTACGATTACCACGTGAATCAGTAGTTTCCTTGGTAGTAGCTTTTTCATTTCCATAGTTGTTAACAACTACATCGACATTGCCTCCACCTCCAGGCCCACGAACTCCAAGATTACCGTTGTTATCACGCTTTAGGGGCATAATGGCTTCGGGACCTGCTTCACCCATTAATCCAGTACCTTTGGCAAACTTAAACATAGTTGGCTCAGTTACGACTGAATTTGTAAACATTCCGCCTTGGGCAAAAGTTTTAAGCCCTGTATCGTATACTCCGCCTTTTGCTTCGAGACTAAACCCTGGTAACGAGGGTCCTCCGGAATTAACAAGTTTATTAGTTAAAGCGGTTGAGTTGAAACCAAACGCACTTCCAATAAGATTCATTAAACCAGGTTTTGCAGCAGCATAAGCTTGCATCATTTGTTGCTGCATTTCGTAGCGAATCAAACCTTCAATCATACTATCTATTAGTCGTTTAAAGCTACGCTCACCAGTTTTAGCAAAATCAATAAGTACGTCTGTCATACCCATAAAAGTATCGTCAAATACTTTTCCATAGGCTTTTTGACGTTCAGTATATTGTGCATCTTGATCTAAAGCTTTTTTCTTGGCTTCTAAGACTTGATTAATACTACTGATCTCAACATCTTTTCTAGTTGTAATAGCATTCAGCTCATCTTGAGCATCTTTTGCTGCTTGGCTTCCAGGAGTTGCATTGTTTATTGCTTGTTGCAACCTATTTTTATCTTGAAGATATTTAAGATCTATTGCTGCTAATTTTTGTGTTTGCTCAATGCGTAATGTACCAAGATCTAAATCGTACTTTCTATTAGCTATTTGTTGGTCATTTAAGGCAAGATCTTTAATCTCATAATCTAATTGCATTTTAGCTAGTTCTAAACTAGTGTTAGCTGTAAGGTTATTAGCTTCTTGAATAATTGATAGTATATTTAAACGTTTAGCTTCTTGATCTGCTATTAGTTTATTTTGGGCTAGCAGTAAGTTCACACCGTTTTGCTCTAATTGGCCAGTTAATTTTGCATTAGCAACTTTTTCTTTATTGGTAAGTACTACTTGACCTTGCTTTAATGTCTCTAAGTCTTTTGTTTCTTGAGCGTCTAACTTACCCATACCCTCATACATTGCTATAGCTTTTTGTACTTTTAATCTATCATTACTAATATCTAGTATAGAAGACTCTAAGTCTTGTTTTGCTAAAGTATCTTGATAGCCTTTTTGTAATATAAGCTGTTCTTGTGTTAAGAATCCATTTTGTGAAGATAACAATGACAATCTTTGATTATCTAATTCAACATCACTTTTCTTTACTGACATATTAGATTGTTGAATAGCTTTTTGCTCATCTAAACGTTTAAGTTCAGTGTTCAAACTGTTAAGCAATTTATCTTTATTTAATTTCGCAGCTTCAACATTAACACCGGCAAATTTTTGTGCTTCAGTTATCATTGCCTGTACTTGTGCATTGAATTCAGGGCGTTGTGCTCCAAATTCTTTCATAGCTTTTACTGCATTATTAATGAATTTACTAGTATCTTTTCCGCTTTGTAATCCTTGGAATTCTGTATTAAGTTCTTTCATGGCAGTAAGAGAATTCATCTTACCAGCAAATTCAGATTTTTCCTTAGCGCTAGCATTTGGATTTGCTAAAATTTGTTGAGCTAAAGTATTTAATTCAACGGCATTAGTATTTGCATTTTGTGCAGCCATTGCCATAGTACTGGCTCTAATCATATCACGCTGTACATTTAATAACTGCTGTTGTAATCCAATGCTTCGAGCATTAGCGCTACCTTCAAGCGCAGCAGTACCTGGTATGATTCCACTAATTGAACCTAGTATACCTTTTTTCAAGTCTATGTCAGCTTGTGCAAAACCATTTTTAATACTTTGTTGTACTAAATTTGCACCTTTTTCAAATGCTTGAAAGTTTAAATCTGCAAATACTTGGTTTTGCATTACTTTTGCAATTTGAGCATTAACGTCACTTGTTTTTCTTTCTAACTTAGCAATATTCATACGCTCTATGGCTAACTTTGAATTTGCAATAATTATAGCATTTTCATCACGGAAGATACCGCGCTTATTCTTTTCCGTATCTGCCGATAATTTAAGTTTAGCTTCGTTTTGTACTGCTTCTGCTAAGTTCTTTTTAAGTTCGCCTTGTTTATTGTTTAACTGTTCTAATACTGGTTGCAACTTTTGCAGTTGTATAACACTATCTGGATTAAAGATTCCTAAGCTTGTAGTATCTTTTAATAGCTCAATCATGTTGGCAATACTATTAGCAGGATCCTTTAATGCTCCTGACATTTTTACACCAACGGTTATTAAGTCATTACCTAGCTTTGTCATAGGAGACTTATCAACTACTGAGTTAATAAAATCTCTAAAGCTTAACCTAACTTGTTTTAATGCATCATCAAATTCTTTACTTCTGCTTGCCGCATTAGCGGCTTCTGTACCAAACTTTTTAAGTGCGTCTTCAATAGCTTTTATAGCTTTTATGGCTCCAGGGCCTTTTTCAGCTATAGCATATGCCCAGTTTAATTCTCCACTACCTGGTGCTGTACCAAGTGCTTTATTTACTACATCTTTTGCGCTATTTCTATCTTCACGATTTGTCATTGAAGCAACTTGCTTACTGATGTTAGCAGCAGCAGCTTGTCCAAACTTAGTTTCATTGTCGTAACCAAGTCCTTTAGAAAAAGCATTAATAAACTTATCCCAAGCACTAGATTCGGTTACTTTTACTAACTTTTCATAAGTTTCACGCAATCCAGTAAGTGCATCGTTAAGTCCTAGCACTGCATTTGCTTGTGCAGTAAGATTGTCTGAACCAAATATTTTTGAAGCATCTTTCTTTTTAATAGCTTCTAAAGTATCATCATAAGTTTTTAGTGCAGTGGTATTAGTATCAATAGCAGCATTAAACTTGTCAAGTTGTTCTTTGTTTTTGCTAATCCACGTATCTAATAACTTAAATGCGGCTACAATAGCTAGGGCTATCATTATATAGGTTTGTGTAGCTGCTACAAAACCGATCGCTGCTGTGGTCGCAATAGTTATTGCGCCAGTAAGTCTAGTCCATTGGGCACGAATAGGGCCTAAATCTGATTTACTTACTTCTTGATTTAACTTACTAAATGCTGCTAATGGTCCGATTGTTTCTGTGTTTACTCCTGCATTACTTACTAAAGTTTTTTGCGTAGCAATATCTTGGGCACGTTTAGCCATTATTTGAGATCTGCCCAGAGCCGTCCAAATAGTTCCTTGACTGTGTAAAACTTTATTAGTTTCTTCAACTGCTTTTGTATATGCTTTTTCAGCTAAAGCGCTAGCTTGAATTTTTGCAATGGCGTTCTCATATCGTTGAGCTACATCCATCTTGCCCATGTTTTTATATTGATCTTGTAGCTTTTTAAGATGGTCAAGTTCTGCTTGTGTAACTTTGTCAGCATCTTTAAGCATAGTCTTGTATGCCTGTGAGTTTTTAGCAAAACCACTATCTCGCACAGCTGCTAAATCGCCAGCGGCTGTAATCTTAGCTTGTTTTGCTGCCTCTGCGGCTTTATCTAGTTCACTTTCTTTCTTAGACTTACTGGCTTCATAGGCATCTTTTGCCATCTGTGCACGTTGTAAAGAACCAGTTTGTGCTTGTTCTGCACCTTGTTTTAAAGCTTCTTTGTACTGTCCAATAGCGGGAAGTGCTTGTTTAACAATAGTAGCACCTAAATATGCTATTGCTGCAGTAAGAGCTGTTGGACTACTAGCTAGCCCAGAAATTAATGGTACTAAAAGCTTGTTTACTTTTTCTAATCCATTCTGTGCTAAGTCTTTTAAGCTAGCGGTTAGTTTATCATAAGGGTTAGCTTGTAAATTAATTGCTCCAAATTTATCATTGCCCTCTTTTAAAACTGCATTAGCAAATGCCTGGCGCTTTTCAAAATCTGTTAATTGAGCTTCTGTTTTACCTATGCTTCGTGCATAGTCTTCTGTAGCTTTACCAACTTTGGTAAAAATCCCAAGTTCGTCTAATAACTCAGGCTCTAGCTTTGTAATACCGCGAGTTAAACGACTAACTGCATCAGACATATTAACGCCTAAAGCTTTTGATGCACTATTTGCAACTGTACCTAGTTGCATCAACTGTTTACCACTTAAACCAGCAGTAGTACCTTTAACAGTCGCTTCCATAGCTTCGCGCATACTAATTGCACCATCAGTAGTAGCAGCAAAACTCTTTGCCAAAGTTCCTAGTGCCAGGCCGCTTTGAGCACCTAACTGATTCATACCTTGAATCATATTAGTAGTATCCATTGCATCACTTAATGCACGGAATCCTGCGCTTACTGCAAATAGATTGGCAGCATAAGTAGCATATAAACGTACTAATCCATCAAGCCCACGAGCTTGATTTGCAAAATCTCTACCAGAAGCACCAGTTTGCCCGGTTGTACCCCTAGCCCTATCGTATTCTGAGCTACCCATTGCTCCGCCAAATGCGGCAGCTTTGCCTTTACTAGCAGGGCTATTGGACATCTTTTGAATAGATTCCAGCGTACTCTTTAGCGCTTTTGCATTATTATTACTGTTATCAATAGAGTCACCTACGTCTTTTAACGCAAACTCTAAAACAATTCTATCATTAGCCATGCCTACTCCTTGTCGGATATTACCAAAATTTTTTGATAACTTAACTAGAGATCATTATACCATGTGACCACGCAGTTGTCAAACCAAAAAATTTTTAACGCAAAAAAGCCCGCTAATTTTTAGCTAGCGGGCTCTTGCATCTTTTTCTTATTATTGATTTCGTCTGATCTAATATTATCAATTATGCGTATTAGCATAATTATAAACTTTTGCTCTGACGGATCAACTTCTGTCGCTTCCAAAACATCTTTAATACCTATAAGAGATTTTCCTAAATAAGAACCACTCATAGTGTCCCATTCATCTCTTAACATCCTATAAGCATTAAATGCTTGTTGCACTTCAAACGGGAAATCATCAAACTCAACCGGAATCTCAGATTCTATAGGTTCAGAGCCTAATGCTTCACACATTTCAAAATATGCGTCTTTTGTCATTGACACACTCATATTTTGAATATAGTTGACCAACTGCAGATTTACTTGCTGGAGTTGGTCGTCGAAAAGTTTCCCAAATCCATAACCTGTTCACTAATAAAAGCGTCAAAGTTACTAGAGTTCTTCATTAAGTATAAAGCATTTTCTGCAGTATATCCTAATTCAGCATCCATATCTTTACCAGATAAATCAACTGGTGCTAATTGCTCAAGATAGTTCAGCTTTAAGCCTGACCATCCTTTAATAGCATTTTCAACATACAGCTGTAAGAATAAATCTTCATTGAATTCTTCAGACGCTTGACGATTTTTAAAACTAGTCTTTGTAGACTTTTTGCGAATATTTAATAATGTTTCGCGTGATAAAAATGCCAAATCAACTACAAAACCAGGCATACCAGGATATTCCACCTGTACTGATTTAGAAGGAACTAACAGTGTTTTTAAAGAGAGAGTAGTAATAGTCATTATATAATAAGATTAAAAAGAGAGACTGGAGATCAACCCAGTCTCTATGAAAATGCAACTTATACTGTTGTATTAGTTGCGAAGTATTTAACTTCTAATTCGTTCTTAGCTTCAAGGTCATATGCACCAGCGGTAGCACCTTGAGCAGTCATGTTAATAGAAGTAGCAATAATTTGTTCGGAAGTAATTGAAGGAATAGTCAACTGAGCAGTGGGCATATTTAACACAACTTTGTTTGTATTAAGTGCTCCGCCTAGTGAAATTTCAGCTGCAAACTTATTTTCAGTACTTGCTGAACTAGCTGCCAACATATCTTTCAACAATGTTGAGCTTTCGTTAGTACCAGTTTTTAGGTAGCAAGTAACTGTTGATGTAACAGCGCGGGTACCTGTAAAATAAGTAATAGGTTGATTAACAACACCCAAGTTAGCAGGCGTTAAGAATGTTAAATTATTGCTGATAGTTAGATTACCACCTGTTAAAGCAAGTGTATAAGCTTTAGCACTTAAACCACCAAAAGCTAATGAGGATAGTGTCAGAGTAGACAACTTATTAGCAATATAAGCGGCAGTAGTATCTTTTGATTTTGCAGTACCGCCTAAACCACCGCTCAGAGTAGTTGTACCAGAACTGTCAGCTAAAGTTACTGCAGTAGCGACTTGGCGCATTGTAGTACCTTTACCAGCCCAGGTAATAGAAGCAATAGCATCTAAACCAAAGTCAAGAGTAGCAGAGTCAAGGGCGCAGTTATCAATAACATAAGTTACATCTTCAAAGCGAATAATCAATCCAAATGCTAACAGTTGGTGAGCATTAGAGTTTCCAAATGCTACTGTTGCAAAAGGAGGTGCAAATGTACTAGACTTCGTCCAGCCAGCTCCTGCAGAACCAATTGCAGCTGTACCAGATAAAGAATTCCAAAGAACTGCTTCTTCTGCGTTAATGTAGTCGTCTGAGTCAAGAGCAGTAGCAGAAATGCTACCTTCTTCAAACTTAGGGCGAATATAAGTAGCAAAACTAAAGTCTACTGGCTCTAATGAAGTATTGAAACTGCGCTGACCACGAATAGGTGCAGCACCTGATTCGTTTACAGTAACGGTTTCTTGACCAGTATTTTGTGAAAAAGAGAATCCATCTTGAACTTGGATCTCTTGTGTGTTTGCGGTAGTGAATCCGGTTGCGGCTACAGCGCCTGTAACTGTCAAATTAGTTGTATAAAAAACTCGACTATTACGAATTAAATTTAATGCCATACTCTTTCCTTTATGATTTTTGGAAATATTCTAAGCACTATTACTAGATATTTATCTGT